GGATATCTGCCTGGACTTCGCGTACTTTTGGCAGGATGCGCCGCTGGGGCATTTTGCTCGTGCCCTTTTCATGAAAAATCCCATAGGGTACTCCGCTTACAAGGGCACAATAATCTGATTCAATCACATGTTTAAAGCTCTTTTTTAAAGTGCTGGTGTCTTGCAATATGGCAATCCGGCCTTCACCACGCGGGCCTTTTCTTCGCCGTTCGATTGTCGCATCGGCTAAAGGTTCCCATCCTCCAACGGGTTTACCTTGTTCTTGAAAATTCTTTTGTACCCACCGATCGATGATAATGACGGCCTTCTTGAAAGCGATCTGGCGGTTGGCAAGCTGCAGGCGCTTCCTTCCGATTAAACGTTTTGCAGCCTCTAGGCCGATAATGCGCACGGCAGATTCTACCATATAGACCCCCAGCATATAACGCAGCCTGACGTAAACTGTAGCGATCTAGGCATGGTTCTCATCCGCGCTCACTCTCTTCTGCATAAAGTTTTTCACTGGAAACCATAGTGAAGGGATCCTCGGCATCTAGCATGCCAAATGTATTGTGATAATCCATGGTCGAAGACCATATCACCGCGCCGGCAGCGCCCGATGCCATTAAGGTTGTGCCGGATGAAGTATAAATACCTTCTTTCCCCTCTATTAATGATTTAATGCGGGCGAATAGATCCTTCCCGATAGGATCGGCTTTTTCCGGGTCTTTCGTCAGCATGGCGCGGAAATAACATAAATCAAGAGTGATATCCGTTATCGTGGGGTGGGTAACTGTAAAGGGTACGCTAAATGCAACGGCGAGCATACTGTCCAGCCGCCGTTCAGAATAATATATCAGATGGCTACTCACGAGCACAGGCGTTGCCGCCCAGCTTGCTAAGATGGGATATCGCGCTATAAGCTCATCATATGTGGCATATGCCATCAATAATACCTATCCTCCATGACTTCGGTGGTGGACGTTAACATAAGCCCTATAAAGCGATCAAGTTGGGCACGATCTATGAACATTCCCTGAACGGGATGGCAGGGTAATTTAATGCCACCATTCAGTTTAGCGATAGACATATCTACGGCTGCTTTTATACCTTGCCCGCGCGTAAGCACGTCTACGCATTGGCTGTAATAATCTAGCCCATCGCAGGCCATGCGCAAATGTTTTGCATCAATAAGTGCATTCCACATCTTCACGCCTTCCTGGGCATTGTTAATAATTTCCTGTGTAATCTGCCCTCCGCTGCGCTCGAATAAATGCCGATTAAATTGTGATAAATCACGCAGCCAAAGAAACTTGCCCAACAAGCGTTCAGGATACCGCTCGCGATCACGCTTCATCAAGGGGAAGTTGCGGATGAATCTATTACGCCGGATGGCTTCGGTTGAATATCCAACATGCATTATAGCGGCATCTTCTATTACCATGACCTTTCCGATGCCCTTGTTCATTTCTATTTCGGGATGTTCATGCACGTGTCCAAAAAACTTGGCACCACGATGATTACGGAAAAGTCTTATTGGAAGATCGGTCTGGAAAAGGCTCGGCGGCTCGATAGCATAATGATGTTGCTTTATGGCGTATCCGGCATAACAATTTGCCCTAAGATAGCGCCCGAGATTCGCCATGTTTTCAAAGGTTTCATCCGCATCGATCCATAAAACCCAATCCATCATTGCCTTAGCGATTGTGGCATTGCGCGCCTCATCGAAACCTTGTTCAAGGGGCGATTTAATAATAAAGGTTTGAGCACCGAAATTCTTACAGATTTCTTCAGTGCGATCGGTAGTTTTTTCATCGATGCCAATGATGATTTCGTCTGCGATTTCACGGATATTTTTTAACGTGCGCCCGATGGTAAATTCTTCATTGTAGGCAATCATACAGACGCTTAAGGTTTCATAGGGTGCCTGTTGCGCCAACTTGCGTTCATAGTTTATAAAACCGCATACAGTACCTTCGGTCTTGCGAAAACTAAACATGAGATGGCCGAAGATACCTTGCCAAGGTATGCTGACCAATTTATATTCGCGCATGTGTCCAAACATCTCGTTTAAATCTTGACGTTCGAAATGATGCAGGTGCGAACGCCACCCGGGATGATCACGATATCCAATCGCCTCCCACGGGCCGCTAGGTGCCGTACCTATGAAAAATCCATTGGGAGACAGATGATCACATAGACCATCCACATATAATGCAGGGATCGGCGTATGTTCCAATAATTCACTACATATGATGCAATCATATAAACCTGGGGGGATATCATTTAATGATCCATGAATTAAGGTTATTCGATCTTCGTAACCGGCTTCTTTTGCCCATTTACGCGCTTTTTCAATATTACTGGCATCGATATCTATGCCAGTAATATGCACGTTTCTTGGCAGGCGCGGCAGAAGATTCATTATATAATGACCATGCGCACATCCGAAATCAAGGATAGTACGTGGATTGGTCGCGCATATGGTCTGGGCAACGGTTTCAAAGCGCATATTTCCGGCTAAGTTTTCCGGCCCATAATTTACGCCGCGCTTGGTTTCGTAATCATAATATCGCGCATAATGCCCAACGTAATCGCCCGTTAAATAGAAGGCATAATTGCGCCGGAAATTCGGTATCAGATCGGTTAACCCACCCTTATCTGCCGCCACGATATCGCTCATCTGTTCCAGATGTAATGCCAGGCGTATTTTATTTGAACACTTAACCTTAAGCGCATCCGTGAAAACCTCATGCCATTGTTTGGCAGCATCTTCCCATGTCTGCCGCTTAGAAAGTGCCTTGGCCTGTAATTTTTTATAAAGATCCGGCTGGGCAAGAACCTTGCGAACGATCTTGGCAAATTCCAGTTTGTTAACCTTACCATCTTTCAAGGGGATTAATATGCATCCTCCGCCCTCAAGGGTCTCGGGCGTAGCTGACCATTGGCTTCCGATTACCGGCAATCCCGCCGCATTAGCCTCAAGAGCGGCGATGCAACTAGTATCTTCGAAGGTTGTCGGATAGACATAGAGCATGGTCTTTGCCATATTTTCATAAAGCTGGCGTTTACCGAGAGCCCCGAGATTGGTTACATTTGGAAGATCCTGACAACGCTTCCAAAGCATTTCATAATACGTGCGCATTTCCGGCACTGTATTATCATAGCCGCATACGTATAAATGACAATCATTGAGCATGCCCATGATTGGATCATCCGGGCCGACAAGATTTTCAAGACCGCGTTCTGGGCGGGCCATATAGAACAAACTGCGCGATTCACGGATCACGCTAGTATCGTTTGCAAACAAACTGTAATCCACCCCATTTTTTGTCGCTATGATCGTATCAAGGGGTATATCATAGACTTTAGAAACCTGTTGCTTATGCCATTCACTGACGCAAAAGATCTTATCGATATTGACGAGCTGTTGCTGCACAAAACCATTGTGGCGATATAAAGCCAAATCATGCAACCACCAGATATTTAACTTGCTATTATAGGGTATGGTAAATGCTGATGGATGCCGCTGAATAATTACTACATCAAAGGGCGCCTGCATGACCATGTGGAATCTATCACCCATCGGGTATTGCTGTGAAGGCGTGCCGATCCATTCATAAAGCACCCCATCCCAATATTGGCCGACTACATCACCGCGTTCATTGGTATGTTTATGCGTGGTAAATACTGTGACACTATGCCCAAGCTTTACCAATTCACGAGCCATATAATATGCTGCCGTCTCCGATCCGCCGAGTGATTGACCTGCCGGTATAGTTGCACCATTGAAAGGCATACCGGCAATATTCATCGCTATATACATCTAACCTCCTTGTATTTCGGGATTTTGTGGACTTGAAAGATATTCCCTGGGGGTTGCACCATTGAGCATATCCAATAGCATTTTTCGATCGGCGCTGGCTGGCGGGAAAATGCCTAGATCATGTAATAGTTTTTTTAAACGCGGAGTACGCATATTTTCGGCACGATCGCTAGGATGCAACCCATATTTCTTGGCTTCTTCAGTCAACATAACCGCCTCCTTATAGCGGGGGAGCTCGAAGGAGGTCTACGAGCCCCCCCTATGGTTAGGCCGTTCGCCCTGGCAGGTTACTGAGCCGACCCTACGCCGGTAATTAAGAACCCCAGCGTGGAGCCTGTTATCTTCTCATCTTGATAATAACCAAGTTGTACTTCTTCGGCTTTTGCTCGTTCGAGTTGGAAGATTTCTGCCGTCATATCCATGCCTGCAATACCCGGCCAGCGGAAACTATACATGAAACTTGCATCATCGATGCGGGGGGTATCTGGTGCATAATATACGAGCACGTTATCATTCCAAATCTTGGCAAGCGATACTGCCTGGCCTTCATCAAGGGTCTGATAATAAGCCCCACCAACCATTACTTTTTCAAGCTCAAACAGATCGGCAACCTGTTGCGTTGAAACAAGCCTACCTCCGGATGGAGCACCTGCTGTGCCAAATATCCTATCTAGCACGTCTGCATGATCACGGAAATACCGCCAAGCATACCGCCCGAAAACGGCTTTATTTGGTCTGATGCCAGTAACTCCTTCTGAATTTTCAATCGCCGTTATCATATCGGTTATGGGCTTTGAATAACCCGACCTGCGATCTGTCCAGGCCGAGGCAACCACGCTATAACTGCCAACATTGCTTCCGCTATTAACCAGCAATGCAACTCGCCGTTCCCAATCAAGGAGCAATTTATCTTTGATGAATTCGGCGCGGGAACCTCGCTGTGCAAAGATATAAGCAACATCGGCATTGGCGATATCTTCATAGGGGATGCGATCTTTCAGGGCATAGTTGCGGCAGAAAAAGGTTGCCGAATTAACCCCATGTTCAATGATGTTGGCTTCCGTAGCTGGGGCTCGAAATGTCTCTTCAATGCGGTATGCATCAGCGATATCCCAAATGTAATAACCATTTGACTGTTTCGGCACGGGGACGATAGGCGCGATCTGATCGGCGATGAAACCCCTTGGCCTATATGCGATAGCAACATTGCTCAAGGGGACATCAATGTGAACATCGTGGCCGGTAAACCCGGCATAAAGTTTTCGTTTCATAGTCTACTCCTTTCCTGTATCCGTTACACGCCGTTGGAAGAATCGACACGATGCGGATTGGCGAAGTTGAACATGCCCGAGCCGATGCTGCCAGATGTAACGGTTGCCAATGCACGCCCTACGGTAAAGGCCGTTGCTGCTGCTGCGATGCAGGTGCTATTACTATCAACAGTAATCCTGCCGCCAATGGTAATAGATCCACCAGCGCGAAACTTACTGATGCCTGAAAAAGCCAGCGTTGCACCTTCTCCGGACTTGGGTTTATTCTGCAGTATGCCGCCTGCTTCTGCACCATTTACGGCGCGTGCGCCATCATCAAGGGCGATAGCATGATATTGCAAAGCGCTCAGGTCGGCGCCGGCTTTTAGACTGAATACTTCTCTAAAATTACCATAAGCCATAATTTACTCCTTTCTTCGATTATTCGGTTGTGCCGATTATTCGTCTTCGTCGCCGCGCACGTTGGTTTCTTTTAAATACTGCGCAGCAAGCTCGGGATCTTCGGCGAATACGGCTTTATATGCATCAGTGAGGGTGGGCAGTTTGCGCTCAGCCATGATCTTTTTGGCCTTCTCTTCTACTAGGCTGAATACATGCTTTTCGCCGCCTTCGGTTTTCTTATCACCGACAGGTGCAGTTGCAACTTCGCCGAGTTTGAGTATAACCTTAGTGTAGGTTTTGAGCATGTCGATCACAGATGCGACCGGTAGTGCGTAGCCCGTTTCCTCGGAATATGCATGTTTGTCAAAAGCGCAGAGCATATCGCGGCATGCGGGCGGCAACTTGCCATCTTTGACGGCCTGCTCACAAAATGTCTTCAGTTCGGCCTGCTGTGTTGCTTTGCGTTCGTCAGCCTGTATTTTCTTCAGGGCAGCAAGATCGGCTTTATATTTCTTAGCCTCATCGGCTTCCGGCTTTAAGGTTGCGATGATCTTTTCGAGTTCGGCTATTTTTTCCGTATAAATCTTGGTCTCGTCTTTATCCATTTGCGAATCCTCCGGTTTTATTTTCACGCCGCTATCGTCAGCATCAAAGGCATATATAGCAACCCGCTCAAATGATGCACTTGGCATAGTTTGAGTAAGGTATGCATCTAAATCCCTCAATGTATTTACGGCGGGAAGTTCTGCTCCAAGCAAGGCTAATGCGCCGAATACGCGCTTGAATGTCTTGCCATCATGTTTATAATCCCAATAAATCTCACTTGATACTCTCTTATAGCGTCCACCAGTAATTACTTTATAAACAATTTCGGGTACCTGCGATAGCGTAGCAATCAATATATTGCCTGCCCGCTTCAATCCCTTTACCCAACCAAGCGCCGGCTGGCCCGCTTTATCAGTATGTCCTAGTTTAATGGGAGGTTTAACAATCTCTTTCAGCGTTGAGAAATTGGTAACCATATCATCAAGATCCGCAGTGGTATATTTGTCACCATTCCATGTTCCAACTTTAAATACTTCAGTTTCAAATTCATGACAGGTAGGTTTCTTGTCTTTATCATCATCGGCTGCATGTGCCTTGGATGCCTCACTGGCAGGCTCAAAAGATATTGGTTTAATATCATGATCTTTCAGCCAGGCCTTAACCTGTTCTGGCGTATATTTTTCTTTATCAAAACGATATGCCTGCGTTTCCATGCTCCCGTCGCCATCTTTTATCTTGCCGATTATGATATCAATGCCCGGTGTGATATTTTTACGGCGGATACTCTCGGGTATGAATGCTCCGGGATCTTTTATGCGTGCAGCATGTTCATTCGGATACGGCATATATTACTCCCTATGTGTGATTTTACAACTTTGCAAGGCAAAAAATATCCGGCGTATGCCTGGGCAGACTTTCGCGCCGGATAAAAAAGATACGTCTAAAGATACGTTTTCCGATATCTTTGCCTATACGCCCGAGAATATGATTTGTAAATATCATCTTATTTTCCTACTGCCCAGCATAGATTGCATGTGGTGACAAGTATTACATAAGGCAAAAGGCGTTACTCGTTTATCCTGTAAATCTAAATCTCGCACATGCGCGAAAACACCAGTGGCGAAGGCATCTATGCAACATCTTGTAACATCACCATTCGACATGACCATTACTTGCCCGCGCATAAGCCAAGGACAATGCCCAGCATCATATATGGGATTAAACCATTGAACCTGGCCTGCCCAATTATTAGGCGCTATAATATAATCAAAAGATAGGCGCCCGCTTATGCCAATAAACTGTAAAACACGGATAGCCTTTGCCGTCAACATAGCATCATGGCCTGTAATATCAATCTCGGTTATTCCGGCCTTTAAAAGACTTTCGGCATAATTACGTTCACGCTCTGTTATCAAGAAAGTATGCTTATCGCACCACTGTCCATTAGTATTTATATGAATGGGTAACCGCAGAGGCATGATGTACCGTGCTTGATAAATCATTTCGGGCAGATTGGGATTAAGAGTAGGTTCACCTATACCAAATAAATTAAGTTCTTGTTGCGTTCCATGCTGCACGAAGTATTCAACCCAACCCAGGGCCAGCATAAAAATATCCATATCCATCAAGCCAACCTCACGATACTTAGCTTGATCTTTAGCCGGACAATATGGGCATGTATTATTGCATAAACTTGAAACTTCTATAGAATTAATGGTGTTTACGGGCATCATGCCGGTACCTCTTGATGGCATGTCTTGCAAAGAGAAAAAGGTTTGATTTCACGATGATCAAGATCGTAGTCTTGAACATGACCATAGCTACCTATATTCTGATAATCATAGCAGCATACAGTAACATACCCATCAGAATCAATATAGGCGCGACCCTCAATAAGAGGATCACATTTCAAGGTAAATAACATGGGCACGCTATCTTCGGGATCAAGTTGGCCTGCCCAATTATGAGTCATGATTATGCTGCCCATATTTATTCCGCTAGGCACGCCCATGCGCGTGAAGATATTAGCGCACATGCGCGCATGATAGGGACTATGTGGGCTTATATCAATCCGATCTATCCCTGCATTTAGCATAGCACGACATAATTCTTCTGTCATATTAACGCCGTTGGTGCAAAGCCCAACCTTGCGATTGCCGACAATGTTTTTAGTTCGCCTTATGCGTTCTGGTAAATCAGGATCGAGACAACTTTCACCATTACCATTAAGATTTATTTCTCGCTGCGTATTTCTGGCTACTAAAACCCGCAACCAAGATAAAGAATGATCAAAGATTTCATCCGACATAATACCCGGCGTCCGGAAAGCGCGTGATTTCATATAACGATTAATACAATAACGACAGGCTAGGTTACATTTGCTTGATAATTCAATAGTAGTAATGGTCTGCATAATCATCATAATTTTTTAAGTACCATCCCGAAATTATTAATACCATCGGGGATCACACGTATAATTCATGCCGCCTCCGTCCAACGATGCATATTGCGAATATGCACGGCATTCCCACAACCCATGCATCGCGGTGTACCAATCTGGAAATTACTACCTTCAATCTTTAATCCTTGGCCCGGATAGATATCGGTATTGGTTTTCGCCAGGCATATTTCACAATGTTCACAATAATAAACTGCACCAGCCTTTACTACCTTCCCTACTTCACCTATAAAAATTGCCATATTTGGCATTACATAAACCCCTTTTGAGGAGTAATATCTGCAGGCAATGTACTTTCTTTCTGATCCCAATCATCGATCTCGGTTATGGGTACTAATATCGATCGGCATTGAAAATGATTAGGTGGTGTATATTCTGCCCAATCACGCTCTACTAGGCCATTAAGTTCTTCGCATATATCAGTAGTGCGATCATCTAACACTGCACTATATTCAAAGGCCTGCACAAATCCACGAAGTTCCGGGTCAGTGAAAAGAGCCTGCCGGGCTTCATTCCAAGCATAGGAATCATTTGTGCGCACGATATTTTCTAAGCGCGCCGGTACGTTTATAGCCTGGCCTGCCGCATTTACATCGGGCAGCATAGCGAGTAAATCAGTATCAGTACGCAAGGCCATCATGGTATCACGCAGTCCTTTATCATAACGAATGCCATTTTCCAGAACGCGCTGTACGCCTTCGAGAGTACGCTGGTTTACTACGCCCGCAATCTTCATCGAACGAGAAGATAAGAACCGCTCTGCCTGCGTTTTATCCATGCCTGGCCTATATTTCACGGCAGCAAACATCCTCCTTTGGGCCGCTGGCAATTCACGTTTCGCCATTTCATACGCCCGATTGAGGGTTTCTTGCAAGCCATTTCTTAAAACTTTACGTAGCTGCGTGATTATGCTAGATGGTATCTTTACGCCTTCGATTTCTTTAGGCGTTACCTTACCCATTGTACGGTCACCAACGATGCGTGTGATCTGCTGTTCCAAAGATATCCGGGCCAACGCCATTATACTTGCTAGCGCCTTCGCCAGTTTTTCATCACCGCGATCAAGTTCTTGTTTTGTTCGAGCATAATCTACGCGCTTTAACCAGGGCCGCGCCTTAAATTCACGTTTAATCACTTCTTGTTTATCTGCTGGTTGATTTTGTATCCAGCCTTCATTATTGGGCGGTATTTCATCTTCGGGCAATATTTCTCCTTCAGGAGGAATAATTCCACCAGCAGGCGGCATCGGTTCGGTTTCTTCTTCTGCTTTTTTAGGGAAACCCACTAATCGGCGTATATAAGCCTCATCAGTATCGGATTTAGTAACGGCGCCTTTACTGACAAGATCTGCCCACATAGTAGATATCTTCGCTTTTTGCTCGGCGCTGATTTCTTCGAATTTAAACTGAGGGAATTCCTCCGTTCCGAAATTCCATAAGGCAAGATCACGGAAAAGTTGTTCATTTAAGGCCTCGGCTAGGCGCACGGCAATCTGTTCTAAGATCCAGAAAAATGCATCAAGTTGCGTCTGGCTTTGACTATAAGATCCGACACTACCTTGTTCTGAAAGCCCGAGCAGATTCGGTACTAAAAGACTTTTCGATATCCCCTTATCATGCCCGGCAATAGCTCTTTCAAAAGCATCTGTAGTGGCTGGGTTTTGCTGTTTTAAATCTACGCCTGATGGTAATAAAATAGAGGTTTGCGCTGATATATTTTTCATGACATTCTGGAGGTCGGCTAGTTGCGGATCTGTAAGGCCGCCAGTAATTTGTGCCCAGGTAAACCCGCTGGCATAGCGTTCCAGAAAGATATTCCAAAACTTGATTATGATATCTTTCGACCACCAATTTCGATATGCAGCACGCAGATCGCTTTCTCCATAAACCCGATCTTTATCGGGCTGGTGTACAAAATGGATGATCTTGTCCAATGGCAATTCGATCATTTTTGAGCCCATGACTTGTTGAATTTTATTTATGTTACCATGCACATCAATCTCAAACCCACCATTAAATGATTCGAATGGGCGCAATTTAAGATCGCGTAAGCCCCACATGGTTTTTTCATTCCAGATAAAGGGCTCAAAAATCTTCTCAACAATACTATATCCAGACTCCATAGCACTAAGAATTTCAATTAATTTATCACTAAAACTGCCGCGTAGGTGTTGGAGTAGAGCATCGAAAAAGTCAGCGATCTCAGTTTGCTGGGCATCAGGATTTCCTGCATCATCTTCTTGTATATCGAAATACCATCCGCGTGATATGACGCTGTATTGCTTAAAACGCAGGCAAGCTTTTATCTGGTCATCTATCATCATGCGCCGATATATTTTAAAACCCTTGCTGGTCAATAATTCATCGGGATTATATTGAGTAAAGGCACCCGAAGAATAGATGCTTGTGCTAAACCATCCGATTTCACCAGTCCGCGGAGGGGTTTTATTTTCGGTAGGCGGGTCCGGTGGAGGTACTGGCATTATTTCTGGTTTCGTTTTAAATCTTAGAAGATCACGGATTTTCATAGGTCATCTCCCTTACTCGCTACAGATTCTCCCATGGCAATCGGGCCGGTATATAAGCCGCCGGCTATTAAATAATTCAAAGCCTGGCTAAGAGCGTCGACTTGGTCTTTATATTCACCAGTAGGGAATTGTTGTATTTCGTCTAAAAAATCGGCTAACCACGGTTGGCCGGCTAATAGAAAAACCTTGCCTGCTTCTATCGTTGGAGCAACGGTACTCGCGCGGCTGATTTTATCTTTATCAGGAGTACGCGCCAATACGGGCATGGGTGTTTTTTTAAAATCTTGGATAAGACTTTGCCCGCTAGCGGCATCTTCTATGATAATAGCATTAGGTTTATCCCGATCATATAAAGCAATCGCCATGCGTTTCAATTCAGGATATCCGACCTTGCCACGCCATATATCTATGAGCATATAGCCAGCTTCTATGCGTAACCATGTTTCGCATACGCTATAGTCATTCATGGTTTTTTCTTTAAAAGCTGTATCCCAGGATTGTATCTTTGCAAGAGTAAAGGGTATGACTTCAAGATAATTAAACCAATCGATCTGTATGATACCGCCACCCTTCGGAGATGGGCGTTGTTGTAACTGCGCTGCAGCACGATAAGAACCCAATTTTGTTTTCAGCGTTTCGATATCGACTTTACTAAATTTAGCAGGCCAGAGCAATTCACCCTCTTCTTTTCGGGGATCCTCCCAGCTAATGCAAGTTTGGCATTTAACGCTCGGTTCATATTCTGCTGGCAGGTTTAAATGTACCCAATCTTCTTGCTTTAAAATATGCCCGATAAGATCATTGTGGTGGCTTCGCTGGGCGATTATGACATATGCACCTTCTGTCATATCATTTAATCTTGTTGACATGACGCCATCCCACCAATCTAAAACACTAAGGCGCTTTACGGCGCTTTCGATTTCTTTGACATTATGTGGATCATCGATGCAGATAATATCGCCGCCTTCGCCCGTATTAGCACCATCCACTGATGTTGATATCCGATAACCCTGCTTGTCATTATCAAAGCGGATCTTGGTATTCTGATCGCCTGTCATTTTAAACCGCTCGCCCCACCATTCTTGATATAATGGTGATTCAATAAGGCGTCTACATTTAACGCTATCACGAATGCTTAAACTTGCAGCATAACTACTGAATAAAAACCGTAATTCAGGACGCTTTATCCATGACCATGCAGGCCAGGTAACGGCAGCAGCGATTGATTTCATATGCCTCGGCGGCATTGTTATTATCAGGCGTTTAATATCACCATAAGTTACGGCTTCAAGATGTTCGCAGCATGCATCTATATGCCATCCAGATATAAATTCTGAGGGATCTATATAGCGCCAAAAATATGCTATGAAACTAGCAAGATCGCGTTCGGCGAGCGCTCTTTGTATATCTTTCGGCATGCCGATTCGAATCTTAGGAGTATAATTTTTCTGATAACGCATGCAGTGCCTTCAAATCTGCTTTGCTCAGTTTACTATAATCCGGTTTCTTGCATATACTCACAATAGGCTCTCCACCTTTACCGGAAACTTCATGGCCTTGATATTCTATCCAGCCTCGTTCCTTGCCCTGGCATTTCAGATAAAAACATATCGCCCAGGTCTTATTATCATTTACTGCTGCTATGACTTTACTTTCTGCGAAATCAAGGTATCCGGCCTTAATATCAAGCTGTACTTGCTTTAATTTGGCATTGTGTTTTATGCGTTTCTCTAATGCCTGGCGGGATATGCCAAGGATATCGGCGGTAGGCTTGATCCAGCCGCCATTCTTTAAAAGTGCTGCAATAATTTGCTCAAGACTTACAGCCATATATCTTCACGGCAAAGGGTAGGAATCGAACCTAACTGCATGATCATTTGAGATTATGCTCCGACCATCGGCCTTTGCCACATCCTCCCTATGGATAGAATCCCGGATTGTTTACTTTAATCACAAATTCCTCAACGATATGTTTATCGGTATCATAGACAAAATCAAACGTGGCAAAGCGATATTCATATTCGCGCGCTTGATCAATGATGCGCGTTTCGGAATTGG